CCCAAGCGACCCTCATGGCGCTAAGAGGACGTCAAGCGCTAGTCGCCAATACTTGTCGAATACAACATCGGCGTCATAGTTGGCGGCAAAGTCGATGGCCTGCTGGGATCGGCCCCGGCCTCGCGCGTAGGCAGCCTCGAGGTTGTCAACGATGCTCGGCACGAGAGGCGTAAAGAACCAGCAGCCTTGGGGTGCGTCCCATGCGGGCTGCACCTCGCAGAGCCAGCCGTCGCCGACAAGCTCGGGCTGCGCGGTGGCGTTACTGACCACGACCGGGGTGCCGGTGGCTTGAGCCTCAAGGCTGGGGATGCCGAAGCCCTCGCCTCGGCTGGGCTGAAGCAGCACGTCCATGCCGGTGTAAATGCTGGCAAGAGCTTCCTTCGGGATGCCCATCCGATAGGAGTACGAATCAGCGAAGGCGACCCGGTCCATCGGCACGCCTGTCGCGGCAAGCAGCGCCCGCAAGTCAAGGCCAGACATCGCTGGGCTTGGCTCGGTGTGCAGGTAAAGCCAGACGTCGTTGTGCTTCTGCATCACCATCGCGGCCGCGAGGAATGACTCGGCAAAGGACTTGCGATCCACCTGCCCCTTGTTCGCCGACACCATGCCGATAACGAAGGCATCCTCGGGGATGCCCATCCATGTGCGGGCGGGCACCTGGCCGTCGCTACCTTGCATCAACTCGGTCGGCTTGAAAACCTTGGTGTCGATGGCGTGCGGGACGTACAGCGCCTCAATGTCGTGGCGCTCAATGGCGTCAAGCCCGAACTGCGACATGGCAATCGGTGTCACGTTGGGGCGCTTCAGCCACTCAATGACCGGGGCCGGGGCGGGGAAGTGGTCAATCGGCACCCAAGAGGCGACGCGCTCCACATGGTCCCAGCCAGCGCCCTTGAAAACCCAGCAGTCGAAGAGAGTGATGACGACGGCCTGCTGCCCGGTCGGGCGACCAAAGTCCATCGCGTAGGCGGGGATGACGTCGTTGGAGTAGACGTCGAGGCCGCGAGGGTAGACGGGTAGGCCTTCCCACTCCATCGTGGAGCCCTCAAGCCCGTAGTTTGCGGCGATGGCTACTTCGTGGCCGGCTTTCTTGATTCGCCGGGTGGCTTGCTGTGTTTGCTCGCCGTAGCCCGTGGCCGTCCAGGGCGCGTTGCTGGCCCAGAGGATTCTTCGTGCAGCAGTCCGAGCCGGAGCAGTTGCTCCCTCTCGGGCGGCGGCACGTCGAGCGGGATTCCCGCTGCGTGAATTGTTGCGAGTGTTTGAAGCTTTCGTGGCATGGGCCACCGTTTCTCCTAGGTGTGCGCAGGGGGTGTGGATGGCCCCGCCCCCCTGCGCAAAGGCGGGGCCATCCACGTCTAGGTGCCTAGTGACTAGGCGGTGCCGCCAGTGAACTTGCGGATATGGGTGACCTGCGGCAGGTTGCCGTCGACGCGGATCTGGAAGCGAAGCGTGACCTGGCCCGTGTTGAAGGCGAAGTCGTCGCTGCGCGCCACGTCGATGCCGCCCACCGTGCGCGTGTAGTACGACGGGAAGTGGCCGGCGATCAGCGAGATAGCGCCAGAGGCCGGATCGGCCATGGCGGGATTCTCGATGACGGGATAATTGAGGATGGTGTCAGGCTGGCCGGCGGCGAGTGTCGGAATGTAGACGTAGTCGCCGGAACTGGACTTGATCTTGCGGAGTGCGCCGATGGCCTTGCCGTTGCCCATGACGCCGAAGCCGGGCAGACGCCGGGCCGCACCGTCGAGGGAGTAGACGAGGTCAATGATGTCGTCGCCGTTGGGCAAGCCCGTGCCACGCGTCGAGGTTGCGGTTCCGCCGGTCACACCAGCGGATGCCGCCGACACGATGCCGCGGGGCTCCACGGTCCCGGTGCCAAGCGTGAGCTTGTCGTTCACGGCGTAGCCAATGGCGTTGCCGGCCTGCTGGCCGAGGAAGCCAATGACGTCGATGTTGCTGTCGGCCAGGAACTCCTGCGAGACCTGCACGATGAAGGCGTACTTGTAGGCCTTGAGCGTGGTCTTGCCGAAGGTCGGGTCCGACTCGTCGATCGTCGCGGCCTCAGCCTCAAAGCCGGCCGTTGACCAGGACGCGAGCGACGGAAGAACCAGGTCCTCGCCGGAGCCCGTGTTGAGCACGGTGACGACAGACGGGTCGAGCATCGGGCCGACGAGGCGGGCCTGGTCGATGACGACGTCGGAGAACGACGTGGGCACGGGGGCGTTGCTGCTCGTCTTGGCGATGTCGCGCTTCTCAAACTGGAAGGAGTAGGCGCGGCGCTCACCAGCGAGCAGCTGACGAAGGATGTCGGCGTCGGACTCGGCCGCAGCGGTGCGGGCCTCGACCGGGCGGGCGACATCTGCGACGCCACGCATGGCCTCGGCGATCTCAGCCTCACGCTTCTCAGCGGTGATGAGGGTGTCGATCATGGTGCGCTTCTCGTCAAGCTCCGCGAACGTGCGGTCGACGAACTCGCGCTCCTCGGCGGACAGGTCGCGGCTCTCAGCGGCCGCCTCGTCCATCTTTGCCTTTGCTGCGTGGTACGCCGACTGGCGATCCTCCACGAGCTTCTTCAGGTACTCGGACAACTTAGTTCACCCCTTTCTGGGGTCTCGGTTTGTTGGATTGCGCAGGTGTTTCTTGCGAATCCCGCCGAGGCTCCTCAGAGCGGGGACCTAGCCGCGGCTCGCGCGGCCAGGAAGTCTCAGGCCTTGAAGGCCAGGTCGAGCTTGGTCTTGAGCAGGTTGATTTGGCTGGCGTCGTGCGCCACCGGCTCAACCACAGGCTCGGGCTGCGGCTCCGGCGACAATTTCGCCACCACCGCAGACAACAGGCCAGCCTGGTCAAGGGTCAAGGTGGCCCCGCGCTCAAGCGCCTCAAGCGCGCCATTGAGTGCGTCGGCGTCCTCGCCCGTGGCCTCGGCAAGCATGTCCATGCTGCGCACAGCCGCGGACGTCGCCTGATAAGCGGGGAACGTCACGATGCTGGTCTCGTGCAGCCGAACCTGCTGAAGGGTCCGCTGACTGCCGTCTTCGCTCCAGGTGTCTCCACCGCGAGGAACGGAAAAGCCGAAGCTCATTGAGTCGATCACGCGAGGGGCGCCACCTGCGCCGAGCAGCACGGCCAAGTCACGGCCGTCAGTCGTGTCCGGCAGCGTCGCCTTCACGAGCAGGCCGCGGCCGTCCTCCTCAACCGTCATGGTCTTTGAGCGAGTTGACGCCAGGGGGCGGGCCGGGTCGTGATTGACCAGCAGGAAGACATTATTGCGGGACTTCAGCGACCTTGAGAAAGCGCCGGGGGCGATGGTCTCAGTGAAGTGGCCCAATGGCTCGCTGGCGGAATTGAACACCGCCGCGTATCCCTCAAAGCTCATACCTTCGGGAGCCTCGCGGACCTCAAGATCATCGACCGTGAAAGTGCGGGTTTCCATCTTGCTCATCGGCCCTCCTAGACCTGGGCGTTCTCGGCCGGCTGCAACTGGTTAGACGCCAGGCCCGTGTGCGGCATCGCTGGCAGCCCGAGCGCCGACAGCACCGCTGCGGGCTCGTAGCCAGATTGGACAAGTTTCGCGGCCATCTCGACGCGCTCGCGCTCCTCCACGATCCCGGCAGAAGCGACGGCGATATTGGCAAGCGGGACCCGCGGGCTGTCGCCCCCATCGACCGGGCGCAAATCCATCAAGCCGCGGGCCTCGTTGACGCTCATGTACCCGGCCTGCAACGCCGTAGAGAACACGGAAGCCTGCGTAGCCGAGTCACCGCGAAGGAGCCCGTCCATGTTGACGCGCAGGAAGACGTCGCCGGGCAGGAGGCGGTTGTGGGCCTCCTCGATGGCGGCGATGAGCGGGGTGAGCGAGTAGCGGGTGAACTGGATGGCGTTGTGCTCCACCGAGGCGTAGGACATGGCGCCGGGGGTGTTCAATCCGATCATGCTGGGAGGGCAACGAAAGACCCTGGCGACCTCTTCCACGGCGAACTGGCGGCTCTCAAGCATCTGAGCCTGCTCGCCATCAGAGCCCGTCTTCACAAACTTCGCCCCACCCGACAACACACCCGGACGGTGAGCCTTCTTCAAGCCCTTGTGCCCAGCCTCAAAAGCGTCGACCAGATCCTTCGCCTGCTCCTGCGTCAGGTTGCCAGGGAACTCAATCATTCCCGAAGTGTTGGCGCCGTTGGAAAAGTAGCGCGACGCGAACTCATCAAGCGCCTTCGCCAAGCCGAGCGTCTGCTTCAGCTCGTCCACCCGGCTGACGCCCTTGAGCGAGCCAGGGCGCCGCATCTCAGGGATGTAAAGCACGTCCTCGCCAGGCAGCACGGCCTGGCCGCCGTCAATAACAAACTCGCGCAGGCGCGTCTCGCGGTTCCGGCGAATGTCCACACGGGTCGGGTCGAGCGGCTGAAGCGCGACGATCTCGCCGTTGCCGTTCCGGAGGATCTGCACCACGGCCCCGTGCGACAGCAGCATGGAGACGACGATCTGCTTGTAATACTCAATGCGGCTAGAGCCGGGGCCCTCGGGCTCGTACACCCAAGCGGGCCGCGGCCGGTAGGGGAGCCGGTTACCGTCACGGCGAATGAACGTGTCCACCGGCAAAGTCGAGATCGTGTCCGACAGCAGGCGCACGCAAGCGTAGGCCGCACCGATCTCGAGGGCGTTCTTCTGGTTGACGACCGTGCCCGCCCAAGTCGCGAAGCCCGACACGTCAATGCCGGAACCCCACACCTGCTGGTACGAGAGGTTCCGCTCCTCCATCGGCTGACCGCCGAACAAGTTCCCGAGCATCAGAGGCCTCTCTCAAGCGCGACACCGAAAGCCAGGCCGCAGACCCCAGCAACAACGAAACCGAGCCAAGGCGCAACCAGCGCGCAGCCCACAATGAGGGCAACACAGCCAGCGATCTGCAAAGCAAGTGCGATGCGCATACGGCTCCTAGACTGAGAAGAATCCGGCAACCGGGGCGTCCGGCTCCGCCTCACGGCGATGGGTAGCCCGGTCAAAAGCGATGATGGCCGCAACCGCGGCATCGATCTTTCTTGGAGAGCCCCGGTGCTCTTTCACGACTCGGGGCCCTTTTTGGTCGGTCTTGATGACGCAGTTGTCCAGGTGGCGGGCAAGAGCGGGAGCATGATCGTGCGCGACCTGGCCTGATACCACCGCGTCAAAGAACTTGGCCGTTGATGGGACCATGCGAGCTGGGCTCGAGCTTGGGTATTCAGTAATCGGAACCCCGGCCTCGGCCAGCGCCTCCATGCTGCGCTGCCAGCGGTACGGGTCACACGCAACCTCAACCACATTGAGCCGGCCGCACGTCTCCAAAATCCGAGCCTCAACGCCGCCAATGTCCACCCGCCAGTCATCACGGTCGGTAGGCTGCTTCTCCCACATATCAACCAGCCAGACGCGCGGGGTCTTCTCAATCGTCACGCCGACAATCGCCGTCGTATCCCCAGAGAACGAACCGTCAAAACCGAGCACAACCGGGGTGCCGTCATCCACCGGCGCCATCTCTGGCAGCTCGTCCCAGGCGCCGTGCGGCAGCCAAGCCTGCTGCGAGCTGACGAAAACATTGGTCCGCTTCGTGCGGAACTCCGCCTCCGGGGTTCGCTTCACCGAAGACTCAAAGTCCTCGGGATCTTGGATGTCGCCGTAACCAGGGTTGGCGATCTGCCAGTTCTTCGGGTCGCGGTGGTCACAGTCAGGATCGGCCTGCCACCAGGCCCCAAAGAACGACGGGTCCTCGACTTCGCCGGCGGCGACCCGCTGCGCGTACTGGTACAGGCCGTAACACACCGAGTCCTGCCCGGTGGAGTCTGTGCGCACCCCGGCGGTCGTGATAGCCAGCGTCAAGGCGTCGTAACGCGCGGCCTGCGCCAGCGTCATCACGTCCCAAAGTTCACGGTTGGGCGCAGCGTGCAGCTCGTCATAAACGACCAGAGTCGGCGACAGGCCTTCCTTAGTAAACGCCTCGGAGGAGAGCACCCGGTACACCGAGCCCGTCGCCGGGATCTCGATAGCGTCCCGATACAACTTCGCCTGCTCGGCCAAGTCCGGGGACATCTCCACCATCTGCTTGGCAGCGCCGAACACGATGCGCGCCTGGTCCCGGTCAGCCGCGCACGAATAAACCTCGCCACCTCGAGGCCCCATAAACAGGCCATAGAGGGCGATGCCGGAACCCAATGCGCTCTTGCCATTCTTTCTAGCAAGGCCCACGACACCTACCCGGTGCCGATATCTCGCATCGGCCCGCCGGGCAAACAGGTTGTCCATGAGTTTGCGCTGCCAAGGTCGCAGCAGCAAAGGCTCACCAGCCCGGCCGCCGACCGAGTCCTTGACCTGGGGGCACAAGGCTTCAATGAATTCGGTGACTAGGGGGCCGTCGCCGCGCTTGATATCCGCAGCAGGAACAGGGGTCAGGATGGCCGGCGGCCAGCCCTTGATCTTTCGAGGTGCCATGCGCAGGAGGCTCCGTCTACTTGGTGCGCTTCGCCTGCAATTTCTCCAGCGTCGAGGCGGCCTTGACTTCGGCCAAGCCCAGGCGGGCGCGGGCCGTCGGGTTGAATCCGAGCTGAGTCAGCCAGTCGGCGATCTCACGATTGAGTTCGCGCAGCTGCTTGCGTGCCTCGGTCGACGACTCCGCCACCGGGAGCAGACGCTCACGCTCCTCGAGCGACTCGCGCAGCATCGCCAGCTGCACCCCATCGGTCCGGGCAAACCAAGCCGAGCCCGCCTGCATGATGTCGGCGAACAGGTCAGCGGCCTGGCGCTGAAACGGTGCCAAGTCAACTGGCTCAACCGCAACCAAGGCACCGCGATTGTGGCGCGAGGCATCGAACGTGCCCGTGCGGCGATGCTGCTCGACAGGCTTCGGAGGTCGACCGCGGGTAGCCACCGCACAACCTCCAAAGCCAAAGCCGAATTTCGCGGCGTTATTTGTATGCATACGGGGCGGGTAAATACTTTTCGCATCCGGGCACATTTTGACCCGGTCCCGGTCTATCCCAGGGGGAGGGGGCGGGCCCCCCTCGACGAGTTACACGAGCGGTGAGCCTTAGCGAGCGGGCTGGCCGGGTCACCTGGAAGGAGATGGTCAGCCGTCCAGATGTCCCCTGCCGCCAGGGTGTCCCGTCCGCAGATCCAGCATGGGCCCGGCGCTTGCCTGACTTGCCTTGCCCGCTTGGGGTAGTCGCCTGCGTAGTGGGGGCGTGGCCCCCGTTCCCTGGCCCGCTGCTTGGTGAGG